CGTCGGAACCGGATAAGTCCCTTCCAAGAACCCGATCCACGCGGTGCTAGGTTCAGGCGTAAAGACGATCTGGTCATCACCAACCAGCGACTGACGATTGCCATTCTGATCGACGAAGAAGCTCTGGTACGCCTTGTGCCAGGTGACGCCAAGCAATGGATTCGGAATATCCGCCGTCGCGATGTACTGCGGACCAAAGGCATCGGCTCCGTAGCTGTCGCGGAAGAAATAGTTTCCCAGATTACTATTACCGGTCAGATATCCCGGCACGTTCTTTCCATAGAACGCATGCTTAAGCTCATATCCCGTCAATTCAACGGCCGCCTGGTGCAACGCACGCATTTGTGTATCAATCGCCGTCGTCGTGGTTGACCAGGGCGCGCTCAGGATTGGATTGCCGGTACCGAATACATCAAGCTGATTCTGATTCCCGGCCGGCACGGTGTAGTCCACGGTCGTCTGCGCGCCCGTTGAGCTGGGCAAAAGATTCCCCTGGTTGTCATAGTAAATCTGCGTCTTGAAGAGCATCGACGTCAGCGCGCTGATCCGCAAATTGTCCTGAGTCCAGCGGGCTTCACGGATTTGCCGGCTGACTTCATCAATCCCGAGCTTTTGCTTGGAAAGCTCGTTGTAGTTCAGAAGGTTGATGTAATCCTTCACCGGCAAAACGATGTTCTCCACACTGTGAAGAAGCTTCACCGATTTAACTCCGATCTCCCGAAGCTGTCGATTCTTCGACGGCGCCCCGTACGGCGAGATCGTCGCATTTGTGCGCGAGCCGCTGAACACCTTGTATTCACCAGTATCCCCGTCCACGGTCTGATCGACCTGGAAGAAGGCCTGCGGAAACGGATTGGGAATGCCGCTGACGGTACTCTGGATAATCCCGCAGAGATTGGGGGCGCCGAGAATGTCATTGATGGAAACGTAAGCCATGATGAGGATCCTTGAATAGTTGAATTGTTGTAAGATTTGAGATTTAGGATTTCAGATTTGAAATCCGGGTTTCATCTTTTCCTACCCGGTGATGTCGTCCAGGAAAGAAACCCCCGGACAGATCGACCGCAGCGCCGCTTTTACATACGCCTTAAGGCTCGGATCAGACGGATAGTTGACGATCATCCCCGTATTGATGGTTCCGCCGCCGGCCAGCAGCGTGCCGCAGAACACATCCACGCGATTCGTATGCGTCTGATCGATGATTTGCACGCCATCGGTTTCGCACAGAAGCGTAAGAATAGTTTCGCTGCCGTCGGTCGGCTGGATCAGCGAACCGCTGACCGCCGCCGCTGAAAGCGCCGTGCAGGTGATAACGCCAGTAGTGGTATTCACCGCCGAATAGGTGACAACTTGGGTCGCAACCGTTCCCGACGCGGCCGGAGGCCCGGTCAGTTTGAATGTGCCGGATGCCCCGATGCGGCGTACGATTTCAGCCGCGGTGTTGACGTCGGTGGTCACCGATGTCGCCGCACTGGCAGCGGCCACCGTGCTCAACCCGAGAATACTATTGGCGTATTTGCCGGTTGCAGTGATCCGGCCCATCGGCATGCCCGCCCATAGCAGCCAAGTGTAAGGCGCGTTGAGCGGATTGCTGGAATTCGTGCCGTCCACCGTCACCGGCGGAGCCCAGAACTGCGCAAACTCTCGCCCGGAATAAAACACTTCGCGCGGCTGAGACGTATAATTGCCCACCACGCCTGGTTTACCTTGAGGAATCGAAAACATTGTGATCCTTTCGAAGAAATTGAATTGTCAAAGAGCGAAGAATCTGAACTACCAACCAACCCCTACCCCGACACACTCGCTATCTTTGTCATGTACTGGCGAAGCTGTTCGATAGGCGAAGAATCCTCCCCTGGAACATGCCTCGCCATTGCTTGCAGGCCCGTTCGTTCGCCGAGGTCGATCGGACTGTTGTCGAGCAGAATGTCCGCGACAACGAGGGCCAGCGACCGATCGCCACCGCCGTTGGCCGCTCGCGACAACGCGATGACATTCGCGCCGCCTTCGCCGTTTTCGACAAGCGCCGCCACCAGCCGATCACGCGCGCCGGGTGACAATAACCCCCGCGATACCGCGGCATCAAATTTCGCCGTCGCGGACTCGACCAGCGCCGCCTGAACCTCTTGCGGCATCACCGGCGGCAGCCGCGCCGACAGTTGCAATACCTGTTCCCGCGCCGACGCCAGTTCCGCCTGCAAGTCCGCCGACTGATCTTCCGCGGAATCACTCTCATCAGGCGATTGCAGCCATTGAATGATTTGTGCTACACCTGTTTCAGCGTCAAAGTCGTCTCCGATGAGGCCGCGGAGCGTTTCAAGTTGCTCATCAGTGCAGGGCAAAGATAACTCGGGCTCGTCGTCGTTCTGATCCGAGGAATCCTCGACCAGAACAAGGTCCGGCGATTCCTCCCCGCCGTGAGCAGGGTCGAACGGCTCGTCAGCCGCTTCGACAAACTGATCCTGATCGGGCACGACAGGAACCGGCGTCAATGCCAGATGCACAATCGCCTCCCCCCACTGCCGCGCCTCACCATCCGTGAAATTCGGGTCAATGCCAACCGAAACCAGGTTGCGAGCGGCGGTCAGCGCCGCTTCATCTCCGATGAATTGGCATAAACCCAGCAGCCGATCTCCATCCAGCTTAAATTCCTTGACATATCCCACCACATCGCGCGCCGCGTCGGAGTGATCACAGTTGATTGGGATAGCCACGCCCGCCGCCAGCATCTTCTTGCCGGCGTCAGCCCAGCGGCCAAGGCGCTCGCGATCCACCGCCAGCGAAAACTTCCGCGTCGGATGCACATACGCACCCGTGTGGATCATGTCCTTCCAGAGATAAGTCGCCGGTTGACCCGCAATCTCCGCCGGCAAATCGCCGCTCGGTGTTACCCGCGCATCGACCGAAAGCGCCAGCGCGTGCAGCTTGAATGGTTTTGTAGGTTGATTCATATGTTTTATCTTGAAAGAGAAAATCTGAACGCGGCTCACTCTGCCGAGCGTGGAACCGAAAGTTGATCGAGCAACGAATCGCCGTCGATCCTGGATGTCATTTCACCGTCGCCCCGCGCCAGCAGCGTCGTCAGCACACCCCGCAAAACACCAAGCGAATCGGCTTCGATAGGTGCTGGATCAATCGCCACCGCGCCCCGGCCACGCTGGCCAAAGTTCAGCACCAGCAGTTCATCCACAACATCCCGTGTAACAGCGTCCGCGATATCGCGATCGATCAATTCACAATCCAGCGTTCCCGTGTCCGTATGCGTTTCCGCGTCCGCTTTGCTTCCATGTCGGGATTCAAGCCCCGCCCGCTCCGGCCGCAGCCAACCGCGGAAAATCATTGCATCGTAATATTCCAGCACCACCTTCATCCCCGGAGCATGATCCGCTCCCTGAACTTCCAGCGTCGAAAGCTGCCACGGGCTCTTGCCCGCCAATTCGTACGCCATGCGGGGATCATTTGCCGATGCAAATCCATTGGGAAACATCACGCTGCGCCCCGACGAAACAGCATCAAGCACCTGCTGCCCCAACCACTGGTTGGGTCGCTCGGCCCCCGCCGCATCGCGGCTCGTCCCTTCCGGATAATGCAATTGCACCACGATCCCCGACACCTTCTTCATATACTGCGCAAGCCGCTGGCGAATCTGCTCGCTCTCGGACCAGGCTTGCCGCACGTTCTCATGCCGCGAGCGGCCGTACGGATTCCCCGCCTCACCGTCGTAGGTGTAGAGAAAATATTTTTCTGCGGTAAGCGTAATCGGCGGCGCGCCAGGTGGATGATTCAGCAGTCCCGACGGATTGCCATGTTCGTCCACCAGAATATCCGTGCAATCGCACAGCAGCGGCTTAAGTCTCCGCAAAACCCGGCGGCCATCCTGCACCTGCCAAATCTTCTCAAATCCCGCCCAACCAAATTCCAGCGCTCGCATCGCATCCCGAACAACGCCCTGCCGCAGTGGACCCAGAACCTGCCGGACAAATTCCACCCATTCATCCGGCACTTCCGGTCGGCATTTCTTGAATCGCCAGGTGTTAGCCACAATCGGCGCTGCCACGATCCCGCGAACGAGCGCGTTCGTCGGATGCGCCGAAATCTGCCGATATGTCAGATAAGTTCCCGACGCCGCGGGCAGAAAACCAACCAGCCCTGCAGCACTGGAACTTGGAATCCCGCCGATCGTGGCGCACATCGTCTGCTGCCGGGTCGCTTCGCCAGCCTGCGGCTCGCGTGGTTTATTTGAAAATTCTGTCATGCTTAGGGTTCCCGTTGCAATTTTGAAAATCCGACCGAGCCCACTGACGCCGTAGACGGCAAACCAATGGAATATTCCCAGTCGATGAAATACCTCAGCCACGAAAGCGCATGCTGCGCTTCAATGTTTCCGGGCCAAACGGCATTTCGTAGATCCTGGATCAGCCGGTTACATCGAGGATCAATCGACAGACGATTCGGGCCGTTGGCCGACCGAAGCATCGCCCGCACGGCATTGACCGTATCTTTGACCGCCGGATTCGATCGAGGCACCTTGAATCGCGGCGAAAGATTGTGCAGCCGGCGCAGCACGATCGCCCAATCCGATTTTCCGCTCGTGCTGTCACGGGCCCAGCCGGTGGCATCACCGTAAATCGTGATATCCTTCAAATCCCATTTGCGGTTCTCCGCTCTTTCTAAGAATGCATCGCAAGCCGAATCGGTGTCGGTATCAGGCAGCGATATCTCATCAATCACCCGGACACGGGTCCCATCATGTTGAATCACCCCGCTGCACATCGGGTCAATGTTGAAATCAAGTGACCAGCAGATGCGCAGGGACGGATCGTATGCCGTCGGCTTCACGTGAATTGTCGAATCGAAATTGGCAAACGCCCTGCCCCGGGCGATGACGAATTTGCCCAGGTATTCCTGCTCAAAAATGGCCGGATCGAGAAGCCGCCGAGCGGATTCAATTTCATCCGGCGGCAAGATGTCAGCCGACGGCCAACTGAAGCACCCCCATTCCGGTTCCTCCCTGTTCTGTGCCAGGAGCACCAGATTCTCATAATCCACCTGACCCGGTGAATCCATGTCCGGCACGCCAATCAGCCACGCCCAGCCCCGGCGATCCGCCAAAGCCGGACGCACATGGGCATCCCAAATCTTCGGGCGGCAGTTCGCCAGTTCGTCGATGACGCACCCATCCCACGGGCTGCCTTCAATCCGCTGCGGCACGTCCAGGCCATGCACCCAAAGCTGCGCGCCACGCGTTGTGACGATACGCAGATCGGTTTCACTGATTGATCGAACCCACTCGCGCCGAATCAGCGATTTCAAATCCTCCCAAAAGACGCGCTTTGCCTGACTGTACGTCGGCGCTGCGGCAAAATAGCGCCCAGGTTGGCCGTGCTGCGTTGGGCGGAATAGATGTTCAATCAGCCACCGTTTGGCAAGCTCCGTCTTTCCGCTGCGCCGGCCTGCGGGAACGACTTTGAATCGCGTTTGACTATCCCAAAGCCGAAGCTGCTCCATGTGCGGACGCAGTTCAACCCACCTTGGGGTCCAGTTGTGGTTCGGGCCACGGGTTGTCGGCCCTTGCGGAAGTCGACGTCTGACCGAGTTCATGCTTCCCCAGTAGCATTAATATGCTGGCATTTCCTTCAATCGCGGCTGCCGTCTGCTTTTTTCGCAGGGAAATCCTTCTTTGAGCCCTCGCGGGGATCAGTATCTCGCAAAACTTCTCCACGAATTCCATTTCATCCATGCCGAGAAATTCACAAATGTCCCGGTCCGTCGCGCCCTGCAATGCCAGGTTGCGAATCTGTTCCGTCCGTTCCGCAGAGATGTCATCCATTGTGGACTCCGATTCCAAAGTTCGCGGTAATTTTTTCGCGCACGGCCCCGACATATTCAAAACTGGCGGTCATTCGCCTGCTGCTGAGCGTCTTGCTACACACCCCTGCTTGGTCGTTGCTTCGATAGTTCGGACGCACGCGCGAGGGTGATCGGGTCATGCGCCATTGGGATGACTTTGCCCGGTGATGGATCATCGCCGGGTGACTTGTCACGCTCCTGTAAGGTTTTCCCGTGGCCACGAACAATGACGCGACAAATTCACTCATGGCATTGCCGATGCCCACTCCCTGAAAGTCAGGCAGGCATACACATCGATGCTCCCGCCAGCCCGGACGATCTGCATGCGGGAAGAATAGCACTGCAACGAAAGCCGCGGGCTGACCCTCAACCAATCCCGCAAAACATTGCGCCCCCGCATGAATCTTCCCATTCAAATAGTGATGACGGCTGAATAGCTTCCACGTCGACGCATCGCAACGTACGATTTCCACGTCAATTTTCGGTCGCCGAACCAACCCCCGTGTCAGCGAGCCATCGGCCATATCCAAAACCCAATCCGGCTCAAGCCAGGGCAGCACGTCATAATGACACGTAACCGCAACAAGCCTGCGTCCCAATCGGCGTACGGCCCGGCTAATCGCGCTCGAGCCGATCCGCGCCACCGTCCGATCCACAACGCTGGTGAATTCATCCACAACCGCCAACTCAGGCATTTCCGCAAGCGTCCGAGCCAGGCTGACACGGAACTGCTCGCCGTTGCTGAGAAGACGAAACGGCCGAAGCCACGCCGGCGGTGAACTGAAGCCAACACTTCCAAGCAATTGCGTGATCTCACGAACACCCATGGTCGCCGGAAAGCTGTCCAGGATGCTCTGGTCCTCCGACCAATCCCACCTCTCAACCACCCAATCGCCGAATGCCCGTCGCGCAATCGTTGTTTTGCCCGATCCGCTCGGCCCGACGATCACCCCAACGCTCCACGCATCCTGCACCGACGGCACTTCGACGGAGAATGACGATTGAGATCCACACCCCACCGGCAGATCAAACATCCCCGCCACCTGCCGCACACGAAAACTTTCCCGCAGCGGACAATCTACTACAGCGTGAACAGTCGGCATGGATACCCTTCGGCCTTCAATCGCTCGTACAATTGCTTCTGCCCGTTTTCGTCACCGCACTCAGCAACTACCTCAAACAAGTCGTGAATCTCCGTCGTCGGCACAACAAAATCTTCTGTATCTTCAACGAACTTCTGCAATTCATCCTCTGTAAATCCGACATCTCCCAATTCGTCATTTGAAAGTTGGCTGCTCAGGGTCAACGGATCCCATTCAGCCAATTCCGCCGTGCGATTGTCCGCAATCGCGTAGGCCGTCAATTCCATCGTTGGAAGATCAGAACGGACGACGTCGATATGCGACCAGCCCAACGCTTTGGCTCCCGCGAACTGTCCGTTACCTGCCCGAACGACTCCACCCGAATCAACGACGATCGGCTTTTGCTGCCCAAACCGCCGAAGACTCTCCATGATCGCATCCAGGTTCCGCTTCCCGTGCTTACGCGCGTTTGCCGGGTCAGGACGTAAGCTGTCGATGGCCACGGTTTCTACATTCATCGAGAATATTCTCCAGTTGCTAGTATCCCGTGGGAGCCGTCGCGGCCGGCCAGCGGCGCGCCGCATCGAGTTTTTCGTTGCCGCGATATCGAAGCATTTCCACCTCCACCTGCGACTGTAGTTGAGCAATGCGATCTCCTTCCGAGCCGTCATCGCGAAGTCCACGCGATTGATACAGCCACGCCCCCGCAATCACCGCTGCCCATCGCGTAACCAGGGCAACATCCGTCCCGATCGGGGAAAGCGGCGTTACATAATTTCCGAAATTCGCGAACGTGCTGATGATCTTCCCATCGGCGAAATCCAGCGCCTGTTGAATGCGTGAAACGTCCGCGGCGGTTTGTGAATTATCCAACTGTGACCAGACACGCACGTTGTCAATTCCAAATTGAGACTCGACATCCCCCTGAGCGGCGTAGCGTCCAGAGGCGAATCCGGCGCTGATAGGCGACGCGGTAACAGGCATGTGCCATCCCTTTCATTTACTAAACCGAAAAAGCGGGCGACACGTCCGGGCCGTCAGCGCCGACTTTCGTGAACACAGCGACATACGTGCCGCTTTGAACAAACGCGGGAGACACCCATCGTCCGTCCGACCCCGTCACGGCTGTCGCCTGGACAAGATCAGGCTGCGCGGGCCAGTTGGTCGCCAGATAGATCAGCACCTGCGCCTCCTCAACGCCATTTCCATTGCCGTCTACGTAGCGAAGATTGTCTGTTCCGCCTGTATTTTGATTGATCGCGATCGGGCCGCCGCCCGTGCCGGCATTTCCCGAACTCACGCTTGGCAATCCGCCATTCAGCGAGACCGCGGTGCTGTTCCACTGTGTGACATTCCCATTCACATTGCTGCCGCTCATCGCGACGCTTGTAGCGTTTGCAGCATTCGACGCTAGCGGAAATGATTCCGCCGCTCCCGTCCAGTAAATCGTCCCACCGATCATGCCGTTGCTTGGGTCCGTAGACGCGGGAGAGCTGCCGGTTTGCTGCCGGAACAGCACGTGGTACGCCCCCGCCACCGTGATCGCGGCTGGGAAATTCCCCTCATATATACCGGTGGTGGATTGCTCCGTAGCGGCGGTTGCGTATTGCGCCCAATCTCCGGACACAGGAGACTCAAAGACTCCGCTATCCGTGCGCCATGTCTGGCCTGCCGCATTCAGGATGACGGCATACACCGTCGCCCCGGAGACAAATGGTGTTTTAAGTTCTTTAGCCATGTCCATCACTCACGAAGTTGGTGGTGTCAATGTGACTGATCCGTCGCTATTGGCCGTTATGGTCCATCCCGTCGGCACGGGATTCGGCGCCGTGCCTGAAATCGTGCCGATTAATCCGCAGAGAAGGCCCGACAGTTGAAACAAATTTGCCGCGTTCGTCCCAAATGCGGCCACAACCTGCTGCGGCGTCGCGCCGGAATTATTCCAAACCAGGTCCGAACCGTCCGTCAGAAGGCCATTCAAACGATTGAACTCCAATTGAATGCGAGCCCAAAATGAGTTCACGCTGATCGTCAGCGGACTCACCGGAGAACTAGAAAGATCGATCGGCGGCATAAAAATCCCCTCTCCCACCTTAGCCCTCCGGTGATTTACCGGGGGGGAAGACAACCTAAAGCCCGTTGATAAACCCAGTCATGTCCCACATGGAATTGTCAGCGTCATACTGAAACGTCAGATAAGCCCGCTTCCCCGCCGCAACAGTACTGAGCGTGGTCGATCCAGCATTGAAACTACTCCCCAAAGACAGCGTCATTGCCGTGCTGCCCGAATTTGTGTTTTTGATTCGATATCGCGCCTCCATGCCATCGGTCGTCGCGGCCGCCCCAATGCCGGCCGCGTTGCTCGGGTTGTTGATGGCCAACGTATTCGCCGTCAAAGTGCCGGCATCAACCGCTACCTCGAATTGATTGCCGTTCGAGCCGGCGTAGGGTGAAACAGCGCTGGAGGTAACCGCCAGGCTGGAAATCGCTTTGCCGCTCGGCGATGGCAGAAACGTAACCGTCGCCGTCGAGACTCCCATCAGATTCGGATCGAACGTGTTTCCGGCCCCGATCTTGACCGTGCTACCCGTCCCGCCCACGCCGATCGAGTTGTAGCTTGCCGTCGTAATCAGTGACGGGGAGATATTCGGAATATTGAAATTGACCGTCGTGCCGTACATCTCGAAATTGATCGCCCCAAAAGTCGAGATCGACACGCCGGCATAGACTCCGATCGCTCCCACCGTCGTGCTCAATGTATCTGTGACCGAAAGTAGACAATTGAACAATCGGATTTTCGTTGGAGCGCCCGTAATGCATCGAAGGATGCTCGATCCTCCACTCTTCTTTGTCGGCAAAAACTGGCAGTCATAAATATCAATCGTGATAGGCCAAACGGTCGAATCCACCGCGGCAATCTGAAACGTGTCATAGTTGCTCGCAAAGATGCAGTCTCGCAGCTCCACACTCACCGCGGAATAGAACCCCGTTTTGTTCCCCATGTAGAAGCCATCGATGTCGCCGGTGGCCCGAAGCCTCCTCAGATAAAACTGTGTCGAAGTCTGCGTGCTTCCGCTGGTTGCACTCGCCTGAAAACCAACCGGTGGAATGTTGTGGCCATTGGCTGAATTGATCGTCAAATCGGAAACAACTGTCCCGGTTCCAACAACGATGGCCGGTCCCTGGCCGGCTGCGCCCGTGCAATTCAAGACGGTAATATCCATCCCCGATCCAACCAGGCTCACTCCGTTGGGGCAAACGACCTGCGTAATACTGTAGCTGCCGGGCCCCACGAAAACGCACGCCCCCGAAGGCGCCACCGAAAGCGCGT